TCAATAAATCCCTCTGGTAAATAGGGGTTATCAGATGTCTTAGCTTTTATTAACCGAGTATCTTCTTTGGCGTTTTTTTCAAAAGTATCAAACGCCCATGAGTGGCCTTCTGGTGTTGTAGTAGCGTAAAACTGTTGTACATTACCTGACCTAAGTCTAGCAAGTGCCATGTTCATTGCTTGCTCTGCATCTCGTTTTGCAACAGTATCTGCTTCATCAAAACCAACAGCACATAAGTTTTGGCCACGCAATCTTTGGTAGGTCAATATAGTTCTTAATAAGATAGTGTGTACACCTTCTTTAAATTGCAGTTGATATTCTGGCAATGGGCTAGCTCTAAATGTATATGGTATTTCCCATTCATCTAGTAAGTCATTCATAGTTCGCATAAGTATGTCTCTTAACATAGGAGCAGTTGGTTCAAAGATTGCCGAGATATGACCGACATTCATAGATGCCAACAGAATTGATTTACTTACAAGTGCATATGTTTTACCAGCACCAAACCCACATACCAATGCTAATTTTCTATGCTCTGTATCTGCGCAAAACTTTTCTTGATGCGGTAATAAATTAGAGGTAATTCTATCTTGAACTGTCTTTGTAGTAGGTATATCAAATAAGCCATCGCCAAATAATACATGGCCTTTTTTAACTGTTTCAAGAATACTCATGAGCAAAGATCAGCTAACTTGGCCGCAGTATTAATTGCACCGAGAGCTATATTCAGTTGCCCATTACGTCTAGCTTCCATCTGTAAAGTACTGCACTGACTTAATAAATCAGCAATCATCTGTGGTCTTTCTATATCCCAATCTGCCCTTAATTGTATTCTTGCCTCTTTAAGATAATTATCAACAGTTCGTTTAGTTACCCCCCAGTTTGTTGCAGCGTATTGAATACAATCAGACCTTCTACCACCATTAGCAATTATCCTTGCACATCTTGCGATACGCATTTCTGTTTCCGCTTGTGTTGTTTGTGAAGCTGCCATTATGCTGGTTTTTCTATTAGGTATCCTGAGAAATCGCCAAATCTGAACCAGTTAATAAATTCGCCAGCAAGTTGATCTTCTGTAATTGGTCTTTGTACACCTGACAATGATAATTCTTTCTCAATAATTTCATCAGCAGAAGTTCCAGATGCGGTTTTACCAGCAAGTGTAAGACGATAGAAAACAGTTGAAGCGTAGCCACCAATTGGTTCTAACTTGTCAAAGACAATAATTGCCCCTCCGGGTTTACATTTCTCCCTTAGTCTTAGCATAATATTAAATCTTTTGGCTGGTGGTATAAACATTAAACATAAAAATAAAACCGATAGGTCAAAATCTTTAGGAATAAATGTTTCTGCTTTACTACATACAATTTCGCCCGGTGCATCATAAAGTTTTATCATTTCTTTACTAGGTTCTATACCTATCAAGTGAGCATTTCTTTTAGTTAGTATTGGTTCTAATGCTCTACCAATATTGCCAGTAGATGCACCAAAGTCGTAAACAAGACCATCTTGTGGAATGTAATGTCTGGCCACATGAAGAATTGCGTTTGTTGCAAGGTCATACCAAGGCAACTGTTCTCTAACATGGCGATCAAAACCTTGTGCAACACCAGAGGTTTCAAAAGACCAGTTTGTAGGTATATCCATTTAGATTTTTTCTAATATTTCTTTGGCAACAGTTTCTGCAACTTTAGCCATCATCATAGGTGGTACTGCACGACCTACTCTTTCCCATTGCTGTGAAAATGTACCAGTTAATTTAAAATCTGAAGGAAAAGTACTAATTGCTTTTAATTCTTCAATGGTAAATGTTCTTGGTTCTGTCCAATGGTATTTATCAGTACTGCCTTGCACTACGGTATTTGCAACACGAAAAGGCGATTGTTTTACATGGCTATAAAATTTATTTTTACCAGTTAGTTTCATTGCAGCTTTCCAGAATGAATCACCAACTTTTGTATTTTCCCAGAGCCTATATGTCTCTGTACCTTTAATCACTTCTTTATAGTTATTAGTTTTTTTAACATCTGCCAAAGCATCACCAACTGTATAAAAATACGGCAATGGTTTAGGGTGTACTGGTGTAATATTTAAATCTTTTCTAACACCTACAAATATTGTTCTTTTTCTCATTTGTGGTATGCCAGCCCATTGTGCGTCAATAATTTTACATTTTACGTCATAACCACAATCTTTTAACTCTTGCAAAATTCTTTTAAAGTAACCTTTTGCGGTGCCAATAACTAAACCAGCAACATTTTCTGCAACAAATACTTTAGGTTGTAACCCTTTTAAAATTCTTGCATATTCATAAAAAAGATCATCAACCCTTTGTTTTGTATCACTATATTTTTTTTCTACCCCCCATCCTTTTTCTCTTTTACCACTAATAGAAAAAGAAGCACACGGAGGTGAGCCATCAAATAAATCTAATTCACCTTTTTTTAAATTAATTCTTTCTAGTATCTCCTCTGGTCTTATCTGTCTCACATCATTAGAATCTAAAATGCTGTTTGGGTGGTTAGCTTTATATGTCTCCTGTGCAGCTTTTATAAACTCATTTGCATATAAAACTCTATAACCAGCCATGCGATAACCTAAACAACTACCGCCACAACCTGAGAATGTTGAGACAACATTAAAACCATTCCACTTAATGGCCTCTATTTCAGCCATTGTTGGTATATAAAAAGGTGGTTTATTAACTTTGTTTACCACTCCACTCATACCCACAAGCTGGACAACGGTGTTCAATTTCTATATCTTCATCTATTTCTTTAAAATCTTCAGGTGCAGTTTCTTCCCTATGGTCCATTAATTCAGTTAAGTCCTCTGGTTTAAACCAAGGCTCTAGATCATGTTCCATTGATAAATGGTGCAACATAGACGCATCCCAATCAGATAAATCAGATGTTCTGTTATCTGCAAGAGCAAGACCAACTTTTTCATCTTCAGATAAATTAGTTCTTTTAATTGCAATAAGTTCTTTGCCGTCTGTCTCTATAACCCTAACATCCTCTAAACCAGCAGCTTTCGCACCTTCTATAGTACCGTTGCCAGCTAATACACGACCATCTTCATCTATTACTATTGATCTAGCTGCACCATACTTTTTTAAAGATTCTTCTATAAGAGAAGCAGACCGGTCTGTTCTTTTTCTTGCGTTTTTGTGGTCTGGTTTTAGATCATTAATTTTGGTCATTTTGTTTTGTCATTGTTTGTACAATAGCTTTTTCTGAAGGAAAAGAAAACATATCGCCTACTTTAGTTAATTCTTCCTTAACCACTTGTATGTAGTAAGGGGTTTCGTATTTTTCTCCTTTAGCAATTTTTTGTCTTATTTCGTTCATATCTTTAGCACCTTTTTGCCAAGCATCTTTTCTTTGCGTATGTATCTGTCTTATTTTTTCTTTTTCGAGAGAAAAACCAAGTGCTTGTGGCTCCCCTCTTATTGAGTCTGTTGTTCTAATATTGCCATAACTATCTCTAAAACCAACTCTTTCTTTTTCATTCTCACTATGGCTATCGCCATAAGCAGCTTTACAATGACAGATAACAGCTAAGTCTTGGCCACCGCAGGATCTACCTCTCTTGTCTCGGTCATAGTCTGGTATAAATTGGTTTATAAGAGCATCACCATTAGAAACAATACCCGAGTCGTAGCAAGCAAAACATTCTACTTTTGGTATATAAAATGTGGTGTCTCTATCTAAAGAGGTTCTTCTGTAGTTAAAGGTCATTGGAGGTTAAAAAGGTAATTCTGAGTCTTGGGGTTTATCTTTTTCCCAAGGTCTTTCTTTGTTTGTAACACCTTTTCTTTGTTTGTACAGGGCATCTTTCTCATCTTTTACATAGCCCTCATAATATTCATCTCTTAACCATCTAAAACAATTAGGAAAACAAACTGCAAAGCCACCATCTCTCTCTGTTGCTCTTTGTTGTTTAATGGCAGCAAGCAAAGAAAGTTTTATATTATTTGGTGTTGTTTTCTTTATGGCTTTTTTCCATTCTTCCCAAGCTTTTGGTTTATTCTGGCCACTTGCTCGTTTTTTAATATCTAAATATAAAAACCAAAATTCAAGAAAGTCATCTGAATAATCTTTTTTATTTAGTTCTTTTGTATCTAGTTTAATTGTATCTAGTTTGGTGGCATCTGCTGCTATGGGGCATGGCATATTTTGCCATGGGGGCGTAGCATCTTTTGCAGGGGTGCAGGATTTGCCACGCCTACCAATACTGGGTTCTGGTACGTTTGCTAGATGCCAAACAGTTACTTTATATAAGTTACTACCCTGTTGTCCGTTATTACCTTTTTGATGTGTTCTTTCTAAAAGCCCAAGAGATACTAATTGGTTAACAACTTTCTGTGCGGTTCTCTTACTAAGGCAAGCATTGTCTGCAATAGTATTTAAAGAAGGCCAGCATTGTTGATCATCTTTGTTGGCATAGCTTTGTATTACCCATAGCACCGCAAGTTGATTTGGTTGTATTTTTCCTCTAAGATTTGTAGGTAATGCGGTAAATTGATACCCTTGTGGATTAAATGACATCTTTTAAATTTTCTGTAAATGGTCTTGAAGCTGCACCGCAAGGCAGTAAAAAATATATTGGAAAGGGTCGAATGATTGAAGTAAGTAAAAGAGTAAAACCATGGCGAGAGTTGGTCAAAAGGGAAGCTAGTAAAATAAAACAAACGCCTATCAAGGGTGCTTGCTTTGTCGAGGCCACTTTTCGTTTTAGAAGGCCGAGAGCTCATTATTACTCAAATGGCACTCTCCGTACAGGGTCACCTAGAAATGTAACAGTAAAAAGAAATGATTTGGATAAACTTGTAAGGTCTAGTTTAGATGCTCTCAGCGGAATAACATTTGTAGATGATTCATTGGTAACAATTCTTACTGCTAAGAAAAGGTACTGCGAAGAAGGTGAAGAGGTGGGTGCGGATATACTTGTCGTTGAACTAGATGAATAATCAGGGGATAGATCAGTCAACCTCGCCGAGACTGCCCTGCCATTACAGCTTTCAGACCCCAATCTCCAAAGGTCATCAGGCTCCCTGATTACTTATATACTACACTTTATACAAAAAAAAGGTACCTTGTACAGGTATCTTTTAAAGGTAGGCGGTAAGGCGGTTCTTTAAGGAAAGATTACTTACGCTTTAATGATAACAATAGTACCTAGTCAACCTATAAGAAAGCTGCCCGATTAAGAGCAGCTTGTATTTTTTAAAGTACCACTTCAAGAACTTCAATTCGTTTAATTGGCTCTGCGCCTCTAAACTCATTGTAAAGATCGTTCTTGTAGCTCTCTGACTCTTTATTAACTTTGTCTGGGTTAACAATGGTGTAACCATCGTATGCCCAGTGTTCAGTATCAGTGATGTCATAGAGATTCACTGGCATTACAAAACCTTTTTTAATTTTGTAATCCCTTTTTGCTTTTCTTGCTGCTTTGGTTGCAAGTACAATATTCTCATCTGAGCCAGATGCCCAGACTTGATATGAACCGCCATGCCCAAAGACGCAGATGGCAAGTTTAATGCGTTTAGCATTTTCCATAGTATTAAAATTTCGAGGTTCGTGAACAGGGTAATCTCTTACCCTTACTACCATTATAAGGTGTTGGTTCCCCATTGTCTACCAACTTGCACCAGTTCATAAACTGTCTACTTTTCCTGTACATACACATTAGGGAAAGCTAATATATAGTTACAGGGCAGAGATGCTCCCAACCTCTAAGTTACATGGCTTCAGAAACACTTACAGTTCTTACTCAAGAACAATTAGTTGAGAAACAAACTCAACTTTATTGCAACAAGCTTTTTCTTTCTATGAAGAAGTGGCACGAAGATAATGGTATGTCCCCACAATGGGTTACCCATTACATTTACCAAACAGGTCGCAAGTATTTTAAAGTCATCAGAACAGAAGAACCATTTACAAGTAAAAATGGTGTTCAACACGATAAGCATGAATGTGTTGAAGCTTTTATAGATAGACAAACTGGCGACATCTACAAACCAGCAGGCTGGAACAAACCAGCAAAAGGTGTAAGGTACAACCTATTAGATGAAGAAAGCCTACAGCTTTGTTTTAAACATCTAGACCCATTCGGTGGCCACTTATATAAGAACAGAGGGGTAGTGTAATGGCTACCTTTTCTCTTTCTATTAACTTGGATAACTCTATGTTTGCAGACGATGCGGCACCAGAGATAAGTCGAATCCTAAAAGACTTATCAGAGTTCACCAAAGAGGCAACCATCACAGAAAATGAGTTACCAATGGAAAAACCACTTAAAGACCTTAACGGTAATAAAGTTGGTTATCTATGTATTAACTAAATGACAGAAAAAGAACTTTGCCGAGCTATTGCAACTTTATCCGACGTTTATATGTTCACAGATATGACCAACAAGGAATATCTAAAGCGTATAAAGGATATTGAAACTGAATACTTAAAATCAATTTACAAAAAATGAAACTACTTCCACAACAACTTTTAAAAAAGTTACCACCACTTTATTCTCAACCAGCACACGACGACCCAGAACAAGAAATGGTTTTCCAC